ATCGACAGTTTACGCTTTGAGATGTTCCCTATTACAGCGTTCATCGACGTACCTGAGGGAACTGTAAATAAGGTTGCTATTGCGCCGGGAGCGCAGTTAGAGGTACAGGGACAGTCGGATGGTTTACGTCCTACTATCGAAAAGATTGAGTCCCGCTTCAGTTGGAAAGAACCTCTTAAAGACCAGTATAACAGAATTAAATCGTCTATGCACGAAATCACAGGCTTACCTCAAGTTGTACCTAGCGAAATGAATATCGGAGGTCTTAACGATGAGGCTTTACGAATCTTGTTCCAAGACATTATCGCAGATACAGAAGAGCACTGGTTATCGTGGCATTACGGAATGACCGAATTACATGAGAAGTCAATTAAGTTCTTACAAGCTAGAACTACGGAATCTAACTTCAGCTACGATAAAGACGTATTAAGAAGCTTAGAGGACTACGAGACTGAAGTTGTATTCGCATTACCATTACCTGACAACCGCAAAGATAAGGTTAAATTACTTTCAGAAGAAATTAATAACAACCTTGAATCACGTAAAGGCGCTATGGAGCGATTAGGAGTTCAAGACGTTCAAGCTAAGTTAGCTGAAATCGAGAACGAACAATTGCGAGAGAAGATGTTAGACGACCCTTACGGAGGAGCAGGCGCAGGCGGAAGTATTCAAGCAGGCGGAGCAACTGGCGGAGCTGAAGAACGAATTAACGAGAATGGGGAAGTCGAGGAAATTTGTCCAACTTGTGGCGGTTCCGGAAAGACAATCTCAGAAGTGACCAACGAAGAGATTACTTGTCCGACGTGTAAAGGTACAGGATGGCATCAACCTCGTAAGAGATAATGAAAGGGGAAAACGAAATGACTGAGAAAGTAAAAGAAATGCTTCTTAAACTCGATTTACAACACTTTGCTGAAAAGGAAGAAGAAAGCGAAGAAGTTGAGAAAGATGTAGACGAGGGAGAAGAGGAGTTAGAGGGTAAAGATAACGAAGAGAGCGACAGTAAAGATGATGGTGAATCGAAAACATTCACTGAGGAAGATGTAGCTGAAATCGTTGCGAAGAAACTCGCAGAATTGAAAGAGCAAGAAGAGAAAGCTAAAGAGGAAGCCTTACGAAAGAAAGAGCAAGAAGAGCTTGAATCGGATGGCAAGTACGAAGAGCTTTACAAATCATTAAAAGAAGAGAACGAAGAGCTTAAAGCTAAATTCGTTAATACTACTAGAGCTAACGCATTAGCAGTCGCAGGATATGCGCAAGAACAAGTGGAGTTCTTAGTAGGTTCTATTAAAGGAACTGAAGAGGACGAGATTAAAGCTGAAGTCGAGAAGTTGAAAGAGGTATTCCCTGTTAAGACTTACGTAGACCCCTCAGCAGTTGGAAATGTGGGTAAAGGTGGCGGAGGACAGAAGAAGTCAGGCGAAGATGTCGGACGTACATTGTTCTCTAAAATCATGGGTAACTAATATAAAAATAAAAACAAGGAGTGGTAAATATGCCATTGTACACACCAAAATTCCGTGAAACAGACTTTAAAGGCGGAATCAATATCTTAGCATCAGTGAACTTTGACTACATCGAGGGTGGTGCGACTTTAGACCCAACTAAATTTGAGGTAGGCTATAACGCAATCGGTAAAGCGATTGGACGAAACCCTAACACAGGTTTATGGGAAGACTTAAAGGATGCAGGTGATTTAACAGCGTTTGATGATTTCGGAATCTTAGACTACGATTTCTATAACGATGGAGAGTCTACACTTGTAGCAGGACAAGTTCTTATTGCAGGAGCTGTTTACGAAGCTAAGTTAGCAGACGAGGTTGCAGACGAGGTTAAAGCGAAGATGCCTATGGTACGTTTCGTAAATGACCCGTTAAACCCTAAAGTGAATGGTGGAGCCTGAAGTTCCAACTGAACCGGAAAAACCAGTAGAACCGGAGCCTGAAGCGCCGGGAGAAACAGAGACAGAATAATATTAAAGACCAGCGAGGGAGACTCTACGGAGACCCTCGTAATACTTAAAAATTAGGAGAGATAATTATGGCAGGAATTACATGGTCAGAAGAGTTCCAACAGCCGGCATTACGAGGCTTAGTGGACGCAACAGTTGAAAATAAGGAGATTACATCTATTGATTCGGTATTACCGGACGACAAGATTTTCTCTACACAATTCGCATATGACGTATTTAAGCGAAATTCACACATCGCACCGTACATTGGGTTCGGAGCAGAAACACCGAAGATTGACCGTGACGCAGTAGCAAGCAAATCAGGTGACGTAGGTAAAATGGGTATTGGTTACGTTATCACTGAAGAAGAAATGCTCGCACTTAACATGGCACGTTCAAACTCAGAGAAAGGCGCAATGATTGAACGCTTAGCTAAGAAAGGTATCGACCTTGTTGACGCTATCCTTTTACAAGTTAAGTACTCTAAACTTCAAGCAATCGGAACAGGACGCTTCCAACACAACTCTAACGGAGTAGTCGTAGACTTTGACTTTGGTATTCCGGCAGAGAATAAGGTAGTGTTAACAGGAGCTGAGACGTGGGATAACCCTGATAAAGACATCTTAGGAGACCTTATCGAGTGGACAAACGCTTACGTCGATGCAAACGGACACGCTCCTGACTTGATGTATATGCCTTTAGACGTTTACCGCTTGTTCTCGAAGAACGCTACAATCATCGCGGAAGCACGTGGCGGAGACACAGGAGCTACACGTATCTCAGACGCTGAAGTAACTGAAGTATTAGGACGCTACGGTATTCCTAAGATTGAAGTCGTAACACAACGCACAGCTACGGTAGAGAATATGTACACGAAAGAAGCACAGGTAATTGAAATGTTCCCTGCTAACCGTGTCGTAATGGTATCTAACGGTATCGGTAACTTCTTATACGGTATCACAGTGGAGAACAACTTCCAACCGGGCATTAACTTATCAGCACACGATTACAACCACCCTATCCGTTCAGTAATGGATGCAGTGGCTTCAGGGTTCCCAATCATCGAGCGCCCTACAGCTGTATTCCACGCAGACGTAATCGAGGATAAGTAATAGATGTACGTAGTTAGAAACGTAGGGGCAAGAGTAAACAACTTGCCTCTCAATTCTACTTTCGAACTTAACGATAAGGACGCCGAGCGCTTAGCTGAATTGGGAATCGTCGAACTTATCGAAAAGAAACAACCTCAAAGACGTACACGTGCGAAAGCTAAACCGAAGACGGAGACAGAAGAAACTAAAGAAAAGTAAGGGAGTGAGCTAGATGGACGAAATTCAATTACAAATTGAAAAGCTTGTTAAAGGTATTATGATTAGGTTCAACGATGTACCTGAGTTCCAAGAAGAGGAAGCGGAGTACTACGTATCTGAGTCTAAAGAACTACATGGGTATAACGAGAACCAGTTAATTCCTCGTAATAGAGAACGTTTAGTACTTCTCTATGCTATGAGTGAAATAGCTACCGTAATCGCCTTTAAGTCAGCTCACTACTTTAAGTTTACAGATGGAGAAGAGTCCGTAGATAAGACTAAAGTTGCACATAACTACCGCCTCATTGCGAGAGATTACCGAGCTGATTATAACAAAGAGAAAGCAAAGTTGACAGGTAGTATCTTCCGCATTGCGAATCGAGCTGATAGACCGTGAGTAAACAATTAGAAGAGCGATTAGCTAAACAACTAGAGAAGCTACACGCTAAGGTTGGTAATGACTTAGGCAGAAATCAGCGAAAGACAATCGAAGAAATCGAAAAGTCACTCGCAGACATCTCTAAGATGCTTGTATCTGAAAGCAAAGAGGGTAAGATTAGCGTAGCTTCTACGAATAAGATTAAACGACAGCTTAACGAAGTTGAACGTAAGATTAGAGCCTCTTACGAAGAGTCTATCGAAGATTCAGTAAGAGATTACGCAGAGAGAGCGTTTGAAGCATTAGACAGTTCGTTCCCTGACGAAGACTTTAACGAAGAGTCTTTCGTTGATTCTATCGTCAACAGTGTAATGAACACACGACAGGAAGACGGCTTAGACCTTATAGACCGCTTCCGTCGTAATGCTTCAGTAATTAGACAGGCGTTAGAGACAGCGCTGATTTACGGTATTCTTTCACGTAAGGATATTAAAGATATTATGCGGGACGTAGAGGACTAGTTTGACAAGTTGAAGTGGACGATTAAAAGAGTAGTCATTAGCGAAACTTACAACGGCTTTAGGATGGCGGTATTCCGCACACTAAGGAGTTTAGGTAGCGACTATGTTATCGAGTTCACAGAGGGTTCTTGCGCTAGACCCGACCATCATACCCATGATTGCTATTCACTAGCGAGAGAAGACCGACATGGACTAGGTGACGGAATATTCACTTCAGCAGACGCAGACATCGTATATCCACACCCCTCATGTACAAGTAAGTTATCCATTCGTAGAAAGGATGATTTAGATGCTTAACGAAAACGACATCAAGTATATGCGTAAAGCTCACGAAGAGATTTACAAACATAGAAC